CATCGGGCGCAGCGTGCCCACCGCGCCACCTCGGTGGCGCAGCGGCATCTGAGCCAGCAATGTGGTGTTCTGCTTCAGCCCCACGCCATCTCCAGCGAGCCGTAGAAGTTGGTCGTCGCACCTGTGGCCGCGCCAGCAAAGTAAAGCCATGTCAGACAGGCACCATCCATCACGCGAGGCAGGCTTGGCAACTGGTTGAGCAGATCGCGCTCGCCCGCCACCGAGGCTGTCGTGATCGGCAAGGTCAGCAAGGGCCGCGCAAGGCACAGCGCCCCGGTGCCAGTGTTGGCCGCGCTGAATTGCACTGTAGCCACGTTGGACACGCCCGTGTCGCCGGACGCCAGGGGCAGGAACGGACCGTAGTTGTTGGCCGCCGTGCCGCTGTGGCTGATGTGGCCTGCAATCGCCGAGGCAGTCATGGCGACTGTGACCGGCAGCGCCCTGCCCGAAGTCGGCACCGTGTTGCTGTAACTAAGCGCGATGTTTTGGGCCGTGGCACCCGCTGCGGCGGTCTGCACCCAGAACAGTCTGCAGCCCGCGCCGTTGGTGTAGCGCAAGCTGGGCGTGCCCGTCAGCGTCTGAGCCGTGCCGCTGTTGTTGCTGATGCCGGGCCAGTAGCCTTGCAGGTCCACCAGCATCAGTTGTGCAGGCACGCCCGTGGCCACCGCCGTCACTGCCGAGACGTTCAGGATGTGCTTGGTGTCCGGGCTGACGTTGCCACCGTGCGGGATGCCGAAGATCTGCGTGCCGTTGCCGGTGGTTTCGTCGCAAGTGCGCCACGCCAGCGCGGTGCCAGCCCAGGCGTTTGCGACAGGCGTTCCGCCCAGGGCGCTGAAGTCGTACCACCGGCCCGCCGCGTAGGCGGCAGCGCCCGTGATCTTGTTCCAGTCGGAGCGGTTGAACTTGCCGCTGGTCATCTCGTTGATCAGATCATCCATTGATGAGAAAGGCATGCTTTATCCCCAGACAAATTGCACCCACCCGCGCAGGGGGGTGTAGTTGGTTGTGTTCAACAGCGCGATCATGTTCAGATACGCGCCTTCTTTGATCTCAGGCACGTTGGCGTTCTGATTGAAGAACGTCTTTTCGGCTTGTGTGTTGGCCTCGAAGATCTGAATCTGCGCCAGCGGCTTGACCAGCACGAAGTTCACAAACCCACCCGCACCACCCAAGAAGGTGACGCTTTCAATCGACCGGATGCCCTTGTCGCCATTAGCCAGGGGCACGAACGGGCTCACCGCCGTGCTTACGATGCTGTCGCTGCCTGTGTTGCCGATCAGGCCAATGTTGCCCGATGCAGTGACCCCGAAGGTCACTATGCGACCCGCCACACCATTGCTGTTGGTGTAGTTGACCGTGCACTGCACCGAGTTTGCAGTCGGCGTTGCAATCACGCACATCAGCCTCACGCCATGGCCGTCTATGTATCTGGGCAGCGTGAGCGCGTTGTCCATCGCCTGCGGGTCGGCATCGTCGCCGTCAACCAGCGGGTAGAACATGAGGTAGTCGCACAGCATGAAGTGCGCCGGAACCCCAGCGCCCGCTGTGCCAATCGACATGGCGTGCAGGTACTTGGTCAGCCCGACTGGCGGCGTCGGCCCGGCGTAGATGCCCCGATTGCCCTCGCCGTAGACAGGTGTGGCCTGGAACTGTGAGCCGACGTAAGCCTGGTAGACCGGGATGCCCGACCCCACCGAGGTGTCCACCCAGCGCCCGCCGACGTTGGGGCCTGTGGTCTTGTAGAAGAATGACTGCCAGGTGTTGCTGCCATCCGCAGCATCGCCCAGCACGCGAACGCTATTCAGCGACATCGGGCGTCACCTCTACATGCCAATCCACCGCGCCATCTGGGTGCTCCGGGCACTGTTGCACCTCGTTGTCCACAAGCTCAAGGTCTCGCAGACAGTGGGCGCAAAAGTACCGCAGGCTCACATCAGTCCACGGTGGCGGTCATGGCACCAGCAGCAAACTGCGGCTGAATGCCGTTGCTGATGGACAGGCTGGCGTTCAGTGCGCCCTTGAGCAGCAAATTTCCAGCACCAGTAGAGTCCGTGCCGATGCCGAAGTGCGTGGCCGTGGCGGTGCCCGCCGTACATTGACCGAACTGCACCAGCGCGGTGTTGGCGATGGTGGAGGTTGTCCGCGTCCAGCCGCCTGCCGTGCGGTTCACGGCCACGCGGGCGTAGCCGGTGTAGCTGATCTCGTTGGTGCTCTGGTTGCCCGCCTCTCCAGGGTCTGCGCTGTGCAGCGAGATGTAGAACGAGCCTGCCGTGGCGCTGTTCTGCAGGCCAGCAGCGTCCCCGATGTCGGCCCAATCGACGTTCAGGAACAGAAGGTCGAGGAGTGCCGCTTCGGCGGCGTTGGTCATAGACATGGTATTTCCTTACGCCAAAAACTTGAGTTTGTAGATTGAGGACAGGTACTGTCCGACGATCTCGTCAATGATGTTCTGCAGCGGCGTGTCGTCCTTCTTGCACACGTCGTAGCGCATCTTCTCGACCTCGGACAGCGAGTCCTCCAAGAACTCCAAGATGTTGCCCGTTTTCTTGGCGCTCATCAAGGTGATCGGGCCGATCAGCCCGTGCCGACCCTGATACGCCTCGGCAAACTTGTCCGTCAAGTCCAAGATGTTGTCGTAGAACTCGTTGAGCGCCGAATGCTTGGAAAACGACCTGGTGTTCAGATGCACGCTGTGGGCCACGTCGCGGGCCAGAAACAGCGTGCCGACAAAATCCGCGCAACTCATACCGGCGCTCCCATCGGCTCGCCCATCGGCATCTCAGCCGCGCGCTGGTTGACCACCATGTCGCCGACCGTCATGACGTCGCGCAGCGTTTGCATGACGACCTCCTGCACTTGTTCAGGCTGCATGCCCGCGGCCATTGCCTGCAGTCGCCGTGTCTCAGCCTCGTACGCCTTGACCTCGGCGTCCGTCTCAGCCTTGAATTTGTCGATCTCCAGCTTCTGAGCCTCCATCGACTGATGGACGCGCTGCAGCATGCTGGCCATTTGCTGCATTTCCTGCGCCATCGCCTGCATCTGCTGGTTGGCGGCTTGCAGCGCCGGATTCTCGTCGGCGTCGCTCATGATCTGCGGGTCGATGGTCTTCTCAAACCGCTTGGCAAGCTCCTGCGCGCCAGGCCAGTCCATGTTCTTGACGAACAGGTCGCCCGCCACTGCCCACAGTTGCGGGTTGGTCTGCAGCAGTTGAGCCATCGCCTCCAGCGCCTCCTGACGCTTGGTGGCGTAGCCCGGACCTGTCACCACCACCACGTCGTACTTGCCGACGCTGGGGTTGTAGATCTTGTCGATCACGATGCCCTGCTGGTTGACGATCTTGCGCACCGGCTCAGGCTGCATGGGGCTCATCTTGACCATGCTGGATTCGCCGTCTTCGCCAATGATGCGAGCGATGCGTTCCGTGTCGTAGATCTTGGGGATCAGATCCACCAGTTGGCGAGTAACATGACGCACAGCCCGAGCCAGATTATCAACATAGTGGTACGTCCCCGTGTCGCCTTCACGCTGGCGGGCCAGGATGGCCTTGCCTGAGCGTTCGTTGCTTTCTAAGCCCAACGATGCGTTGTACTGCCCCGTAGTGCCCTTGATGTCCTCTGCAGCCCCCATCTTGGCCTGAATCAGGCCTGTCTGGGCCATCGGAGGCATGGCGCGCTGCGGCAGCGGCAACGTGTTGCCCGCGCCGTCCGTCACATCGGGGTTGACCTCCAAATACGGCCAGTTCTGGGTGTTTGCAGTCTTCCACTGCATCTCGTACCCTTCAAACTGCCCGCCGTAGCCGATAAACGGTGCTTTGGGGGCCAGCGCCAGCATTTCGGCCTCTTGGCTCGTCCAGTAGTTGTACATCCGCTGGGCGTCCTTGGCGTTGCGCACCAAGCCCGAGACGTACACCCGGCCATCGACCTCGTACTCGTTGCCGACCACCCGCACCACGGGGATGTACTTGCCGGCCCACTCCTGCTCCTCAAGGATCTCGTAACCGTTGATCTTGCACCACTTGACGCGCTTGCGGTCGGCCTGGCGCGAGCGAATCGGCTTGCCGAACATCGCCTTGAGTTCCTTGTCCTCAAGCGAGCCGGCAAACGCCGTCTGGTTGCCGGGGTACAGGTTCAGCGTGGCGGTGTCGTAATCGACGTAGAAGTACTCAGCGATGCGGATCGTGTCGTCGTTGATCCACTGGCTCAGGGACTGGTCGCCTACGCCCAGACTCATCAACGTGTTGGCGGGTGACGCCTTGGGATACAGCCGGTGGTACTCCTCGCGGGTGATGTCCTCAGTGATGAAGCACCACTTGGCGTCAGCCCCGCAGGGGTCTTGGATCATCGGGTCCATGTAGACCGAGAACGAGTTGCGCACCCGCCCGATCTTGATGTCCTGATCGAAGGTGTTGTCGTCGCAATATTCGGTCAGGATGCGGATGTAGCCCTCACCGAACGACACTTGGTTCTCGCAGGCCGTGTCGTAGGCCACGTCGGCGTCAGAGATGTACTCAATGTGCCGCACCACGCCGTCAAAGATTTCCGCGACCTCGACGTCGGCTTTGTCATCAGCCGGGATTACTTTGCCGCTGGGGCGGTTCTGCCGCTGGTCGTTGGTGACCTGCCGGACGTGCTGCGGCAGCTTGTTGATCGTCAGGCACGGCCTGGCGTTGATCGTTTGCCCCTGCACCGCGCCGCGGGTGGCCAGAACGTCTGCTGGCCACTGCCAGTGGTTGTCCGGACTGCCGGCGAAGAACTTCAGGTCGTCAATCTCGTCTTCCCGGCTCTCGCTGTAGGCCGAAATTGCCTGATTCAGCCGGGTGCGGGCAGTAGCCAAAACGTCCGATTCGGACTTGTTTTTGCCCCCGCCGCCGTTGGCGACGGCTGCTGCGGCGGTGATTCCCGTGTAATCGGCCATTACGCCCCCATCCAACTCGCCGACATTTGGCTTCTGTCGCGCATTGTAAGCGTTCTGGGGCGGTCCACGCGCTCTCTGGAGGCCACAGGAAAGGCGAACGTGACCGCCAGTGCGTCAGCAGCGTCTGGAGAGGCCAATCCGCGGGCTTTCATGTCCTTTTTCGACTCCAGATAGATCGTTCCGCTGCTGTCAGGCTTGGTTTTCGGTCCCGTCAGGTCCGTTTTAAGCTGCCGGTCCTCTTTGATGGCCGCGGTGCGCAACCAGTCGCGCATCGCGCCCCACATTTCGGCCCGTTTGTTGCCCCACATGACCTGGTTCTTGGCTTTCCAGCCAAAATTGACGCCGCGCACCTTATAACGCTGCTCGTTCAACCTGTCAAGGATGCCGTACCCCAGCCCGCCCTCGTCCAGCACCACCAGCGTAGGTTTGAAGTCCTCAATCGCCTCAATGACGTGCCCCACGACCGTCATGGTGTCGTCGCCGCGGTAGCGCCGGATCTCCACCAGGTCGCGCCCTTGCCTGGCCACGATGACGGTCGAGTCCGACCCGCTGCGCGCCGGGTCCACGCCGATCACGATAGGCGCTCCGGGGTCTTTGTACTTGGCTCGCTTGAACGCCTCATCGACCAGCCTTGGGGCGATGAACTGCTCGTCACCCGTTGACGGGAACTCGCCGTAGACCTCAATGCGGGCCTGCGGGCTGTCCTCGCCGTACTCCTCGATGATCTGCTCGTAGACGCTCTTGTCCGTGTCCTCGACCGTGCGCGCGTCGATCTGCCGCGTGTTCCAGAACGCCCGCTTGGCGTTGAAGCATTCGTAGAAGTACCCCTGGTTGCGCCGGGGGTTGCTGAACGCCAGCCAGAACCGGTGCGGCGTGTTCTCCGTGAAGAAGCCCTGCGCCACGTCCCAGATCGTGTCCGGTATGCCGCTGGCCTCGTCAAAGATCAGCAGCACGCCGTCGCTGTTGTGCAGGCCGGCGTAGGCGTCAGGGTTCTCCTCCGACCACAGCCGCCCTTCCGCGCCCCAGTACCGCGTGCCCTTGCGCAGATCGCGCTCGACGATCTCGCTCAGCCATTTGGCCGGCGTGATCCGCGTCGCGCTGATCTCCCACCAGTGGCTGTTGATCAGCATCGCCAGCCACTTCGTGATCTCGGCCCATGTGATGCTGCGGAGCTGCGCCTCGCTGTTGGCCGACACGATGACGCTCGCCCCGATGCGCGTGGTCAGCATCCACACCACCAGCCAACTGACCAGCGCCGACTTACCGATGCCCCGCCCTGACGCCGTGGCCATGCGCAGCACCTGGTAGGCGTCTATCGACCCGTTCTTGGCGATGTGGTCGCGGATGTCGCGCAGCACCTGACGCTGCCACGCGCGCGGCCCCTTGTGCTTGGCCAGCGGCGTGCCGTTCTCGCCCCACGGGAACGCGAACAGGACGAACTTCTCAGGGTCGTTCGCTATCGCCGGACTCCAGAGCCTGGCCATCAAGCCTTGCTCTTGGTCCGCCGAGAACCGGGGCTCTTGCATCCGTCACCTCATGTACGAGTTCCAACACCCGC